ATTCTCGATAGCTTTGACTATCTGGTCTAAGCTCAGTTCGCTTGTGCGTGAAAACCATGACAAGTCCTTCAAATGGACCTGTTGGTTATCCTTCTCCATGCGGTAGCGGCGCAAAAACAGATCACGCAACGCGGGCACATGACGGCTTTCGTAAGCATAAGATAATGCTTTTCCAGCCATATATGCCGAGTCACTGATTGCACCGTTCTGACTAGCACGGATATTGAAACGCACAAGCATCTTCCCGAGCAATGGAACCATACAAGGACGGTCCACGTTCGCGAATATCCTGCGACTTAGGAAAGTTGCCTGACCATCAGGCTGCACCTCTTTTCCTTTCAACACCATTTTGAACAAGGCAACATCAGCAACCCACGCTTTAATGTCCAAGCGTTGGTTGAGTGCCGCCAGCAAATCGTCGCCGAGGACTAACGCTCTGCCATGCCTGCGTTGTCTGCGACAAACAACAGCGAACATGACGGCGTTGTACAACGAGTTGCGGGGTGTTGTGGAAGTGGTCCCTGTAGGGAGCTGATACTTCAGCTGTGCACGAAAACCGAACTTCGTTGACTCAACTGTGAAGTGTTCTAACTCCATCAGTAAGTCACGAAACCAAGCTGGCATACGGATCTTAGCCAGGAAGGCGTCATACAAGCGTGCCACTCGACTCCTTTGTTCGCGATCATTGCGCGAGAAGTCGCCCTCGACGAGATGATTAAGGTCGTGATTTAACAAGAAATCACAGAGTTCAGTGTCAGTCGTTTTGTACGCGAACTTGACCTGATTGGGCCCGATTTTAACACCTTGGTTGGTCATGGCGACTAATCGCTCCATGACTACCATAGATGCGGGACCGGTGATGCAGTTGAACGCATCGTTGCCAGCGTAAATAATACGTGGCGCCCACTCTGGATCGTCCCTCTTGATCAGGACTTCCTTCTTGACGGACAGGGTCTTCGTACCGATGTATGCGGAATTGGTGCCAACAATTTCGCCGTACGCTTTCTCCATGTCCGACCTTTTCTTCTCGTCGAACTTGCATAACCACCGTTCCCGATCCGCGGGATCATCGTCCCAGTCGTCGAACATGTCGGGAAGCTCCTCAATGACCTGGAGGGCGTCCGCATACATGACATCATCTATATCATCCTCCTCCGAAGCTTGTTCGAAGTTGCAGCGTTTGTTGAAAGCTGCCATGAAGGACTCAAAATCGCCGCAGGTGACCAAAGGGACACACTGCTCGACGAGGGGTCCCATCTGATTGTACGGGTTCTGTACAGTCGGGTGGACCTCGTGCTCGTCACGAATTGAGTGGGGGATAGTGATGTTAACTTTTCGCACCGGTACGACGTTCAGCCTACCCTCGATTTCGGAGGGGGGTCGGAATTCGTCGCCGACGTGTTGTCGGTGTGAAAGCGCAGCCTCATGCTTTTCAGCTTCCCTCGCACGAGCAGCAGCGTTACGGTTGACTACGCTGTGATGCTGGTGGGGGTGAGGCCGCTGGTGGGCCATGGTAATTCGGTTGGTTGATTGGTTGTTTGGTTGAGTTGGTTGGTTGGGGCCGGG